GCCCTTTGTGCAGCGCCAACACCTCAGTCACCACCTCGTTGTCGTACTCAGTGGAGTCCGGGTCGATCTGAGGGTACTTAGCCTCAAGACTGGAGATCGTGGAGTCGTACTTGATCTCTTCCTTGGCTGCATCTTTCGCTGCCAGCGACTCCAGCCGCGCCTGCTCGTTGTACATGGCACGTTCGAGCTGGCGCATCTCTCCGCGCAGCTTGGTAGCCTCCTTGGCCTCACCATCCATCAACAACTGGGCGTACTTCTCCTCCATCTCACCCAGCCGTGTTTCAGCTGCCTGGAAGTCCTCAGCCAGCTTGCCGCGCTGATTCGAAGCCTCAAGCTCCTTGATCTTGGCCTGATATTCAGCCTCACGCGCCTTGGACTTCTCAATCACCTCGCGGACGCGCTCGTTGGCGGTCTGCTTGTGCTTCTTGGGCGGTGGAGTCTCTTCCTTGACCTCCTCCTTAGCCTCTTCCTCAGCTTCTACCTCTTCATCAGCTTCTACCTCAACTTCAGTCTCTGGTTCAGCCTGGGGTGCTTCCTCAGGCGTTACGGCCTCTGGCAGATCATCACCACGATCCACCGGTCCGGGGAGGTCACTACCATCATCACCTGCCGGTGCGCGGAACTGACCAAATAACTTCATGTAGAGGTTCACTCTGATTCTCCTGTCTGGTTGGGTTGTTGTGCTGCGTAGAAATCTTTCACCTTCTGTGCCTGTAGCTTCTGCTGGTCCATCTGCTGCTGTGTCTGGAGCTTCATCTCAAGCTCACGCTCCTTGAGCTGCAACTCACGCTCCTTGAACTCAAACTCCTTGGCCATCTTCTCCATCTCCAGCTGGTGCTTCTCCTGCGCCATCTGCATCTCAGCCTGCATCTTGGCCAGCTCACCGCCGTTATCACCCTGCGCAGCCTGCTGCGCCTGGGCCTGCTTGAGCTGTGCGTCAGCCTCAAGCTTGGCAGCTTCACCCTTGAGCTTGACAGTCTCCAGCTGCTGCATCAAGTTCTGCAGCTCCTGAGCCTGCTGAGCCTGCGGGCTGTTCTTCTGCTCCTCCATCTGACGAGCTATGTCAGACTTGTGAAGGAGTCGTGAATTCTCAAGTAGAGTAGCGTCAGGAATCGGCAAGCCGAGTTCCCGCAGCTGCACAGCCTGCTGGAACTGCGAGTCTTCGAGCGTCTCACGTACTGGCGTGCTGGTAACGACAACATCATACTCCCCAAGTGTGAGGTCATTCAGCAGCTCACCAGTCTCTTCGTCCATCTGGTTGATGCCGACCTCCTCTGTCTCTCCTGTCATCCGGTCTTTAGTGACGTTGACGACGCGAGGCTCTGTGTAGTAATCCTGAATCAGGTCAAGAATCACACCTGCCAGGATGTGGTCTGAACGATTCAGACTATCCGTGATGTTGGCGTTGCTGATAGACCCGCGATTCTGGTTCAGTGCAACAGCTTTGGCGCTTACATCTTCGCGAGCCTGACCTGTCTGGTAATCAGAGACACCAGAGATCGTCTTGATGTGCTCTTCGGCCTTGTACGTGATCCGGTCCAGACCCTGAGGAGTAGGGTTAGGCTGGATCTTGGCGACTCCCGCCATGTCGTCGACTTCCAGTACCAGACCGGTCTCAGCTCCGCGCTGCTCCAGCTCTTCCAGAGACATATTCCGAAGCGCGCCGCTCTTAACCGTCCAGCCGGAGTTGGCGGTAGTGTTGATAACGTGTAGCTCCTGGGAACTGACCTTGTTAAGAAGCTCCTGAGGGCCAATTAAGTTCTCCACCAGACCCAAGGTCTGAGCGTTTCTGAAATGCGGGAAGTACGGCACGATAGTGAAGTGCTTGTACGGACTGAAGTCGTCGTGCAGCACGCAGTTATCTGCTGTCACTGTCCAGCGAATGCGTCGAGTCAGCTTCTTGATGACCTGCAACCTGAACTGATCGCGCACAGCTGCGATCTTGTCTCTACTCCAGTTGTCAGGAATCGCTCGCGTGTCACCAGTAGCCTGATCGAAGAAGTGCTTCTGCTTGTCCAGCATGCGGTGCTGGCGCTCAATCACGCGCACCTGCCGCATCACCTGCGACTCATCCGTCACGCCCTGGTAGTAAGACCGACCTCCGAAGCGAGAGCCGAACCTGTCACGCGCAAAATCAATCGAATCGAACCCGTACGGGAAGAAGCTACCTGCCCGATTGCGCAAATAATCAGCATCGTCCTCGTTGTACAGCACCGCGACATCATCTGCGGTGATCCACTTCGTGTGAATCACATCCGCCCAGCTGTCGGGGTTGTACTCTTCAGCGTCTGGATCAATCAACACGTTCTTCGGGTTGAGCCGCAGAATGCGGATGTCACCCTGCATGTTGTCGTTGAAGTCCATGCGCACGTCGTAGAAGCCACGGCTGGTAATCACACCATCCGCAAACACATCACTCCGCACCCAATCCAGCATGTTGTCCTGACTGATGTACTTGAACAGCTTCGTCAGCGCGTCTGCGTTACCACTCGGAGCACCTGATCGTGGCTGGAAACTGATCTCACTGCGGTTGAACAACTGATCACCAAGCACATTGTTGATCGTACTCATGATCTTGTTGATCGTCAGTGCCGGTCTCCGCTGCGCTTTGAGCAGCGCCAAGTCCTTGTCATCCCACTGCAGGCCCCGGAAGAACCGGTTGCACTGCTCCGCCTTGGCGATGTAGTCACTATGCCCGTTGTCTCTGACAAACTGGAACCTGTACCACTGTTTCGTGCTTATCTCGGTGTCAACTGGCATAGTGCGCCTTACGCTAGAAACTTCAGTTTGTAAGCTGTCTGGTTGCACAGCATCACGATCAGGTCAATCTGAGACTGACACTGTGAGCTGTCACACACCTTCTTGCGGTTCGCGCCGATCCACGACGCCAAGCCATTTACCAGAGCCAGCGCGTTGGGCGGGTTCTTGTACCCATCCGGGTGCTCGTTCAGCAAGGTCATGTACTCGCCCTGGTACATCTCGGCAAACGCGTCGGTCAAGTCCACGATCTCGTCGTAAAAATCGTGCAGCGCCATGTGCTCCGAGTAAGACTTCGATTTGAGGTGCAGCACATGCGCCGCTGTGCGGCTGTGAAAGCAGCGCATCACCAGCTCTGCGGCTAACTTGTGGTCTGACATACACTCACTCCTGTCACTTACGCGGCCATGTGACCGACTTCGACGCCCATTATGCCACTAATCTTCTCTTTCCACGACTTCAGCGTGGAATTCTGAGGGGCGTCGACTTTAGGTGGTGCCTTGCTGGTAATCATGTTGCAGTTCCACGCCAGTGAGTCGACGATGTCGTCATGGTCACCTGCCGGAAACCTCAAAAACTCGCGCTTGAGCGGTATCAGCCAGTCAGCCTCCTGAAACACCACACGCCCCTGCTGCATGCGCCCCTGGAGCGCCCTGGCCCTGACCAGCTTGTCAGTCAGCGGCTTCAGCACCTCATACGGCGGAAACACCCCACGTTCTGCACACCTCTGCTTGAACACCGGCTCTATGGCGCGCCAAATCTGACCATCCTCAACCCCCAGCGCCACAGGTGTATCCGGGTAGAGCGTCCACTTCTGGTAAAAATTCAGCATCTCCTCGATGATCGTGAACGTATCGCCCTTGAACCTCACCACGTCCAGCACGTGCAGGAAGTTATTCTCGTCCTGCAGGATCGTCGAACCTACGGTGTAGTCATTCTGCTGCTTCTCCCCGATGGCGTAGTCCCACGCCTGATACAAGTGCCGCTTGCGTATCTGAGGCATGCTCGGCTGAGTCCTGAACCACTCAGTCTTGAAATACATGCCCTCGTCCGGCACGGGATTCTGCTGGTAGAGAGCCGACCAGATGCGCGGGTGCATGTTGGCCCTGTAGTTCTCCAGCATCTTCGTCGAGTAGCGCTCTGGGTGCAGCGCCGCTCCTGCCAGCCTGAGCAGCTTGGCACCCTCTGGCACGTCCTCGCCCTGCGTAGTGGGGCGGAACAAGTCACCCTCCTGCGTGAGGTACTCGTCAAACTCAGCCAGCGCTGGGTACTTAATCACCACAAACTGATCACCACCAGCCACGTCGCGCATCTGCTTCTGCAGCCGCCCTGCCAGATCGTCGTCGTTCCACCACGTATTGTGACTTACCAACCCGTTGGCGATGAAGTTCTCAGTGCCCTCTACCTGAAGGTCGAAAACTTCTTCAACACCGCACTCCTCAACACTGACTATCGGGTCCAGAATGAAGTCTGAGGTACGCAGCAGCGGCAAGTGCAACGGACTCAGATCCAAGATGTCCGATTCCTGCATTACAGTTGTTGCAGAGCAGCCCCCTGACTTTTCCGGTCTCGTGGCAGTGGTCGACAGCAAGTCGCTCTTTCCAATGACCAGGATTTGCCTCCTGCGAGCTCTTTCCACAAATCGCACAAACACCGCCTTGAGCCTCGACCATGCGCTCGTAGTCCTCGACAGTAATCCCGTAGTTGTACTTGAGCTTGGCGCTTCGTCGCCCATCCTTGTCCAACGCACTCGGTGACCTGTGGCCGTCAGCCCACTTACGCTTTCCGTAGTGAGACTGACAGAGTCCTCGACAGACTGCTGGCTTGTCACACACATCTTCCGAGCACGTAACGCCTCGCCACTTGCCCCACTGTCCTTTAGCGCCACGATTCTCTGTGCTGTAGTCAGACTTCTTGCTCTCATCCATTTCAGGTCACTCCCAGTATCAACCAAGAACGGGTGCCTCCCGTTCGACCTGACAATTTTACCTGATTTTGTAGTGATTCTCAAGATAGAATCACTACCACTGGCCTTGACGGCGCTTACAGCAGCTGTGGAAAGTGCTCCCTGCCAGTATGTAGCAACTCTATCTCCAGCCTTGACGCTTTCAAGACGCCGCTCGGTGCCGTCAGCCATCAGCACCGGCGTATCTCCAGTCATGCACTGGATAATCAGCACACCTCCACCAGGACTAAGCCGGGTGTACGCCGTAGACCAGTACCAATCCCACAGGCCGTCGCGCACGGTAGAGCTGTCCGACTCCTCCATGTTCTTGATCGGGTCATCAATAATCAGTACGTGCGCACCTTTTCCGGTGATACCACCACCCACACCCGCCGCTGTAAACCCTCCACCCATCGTGGTGTTCCACGCCTCAACCGACTGGCTGTCAGGATCGAGCTTGGTGTCAGAAAACATCGCCTGATACGCCTTGTCGCGCATCATTTCGCGCACTTTCCGGCTGAATTTCATCGGCAAGTCGGTGTTGTACCCGCAATTAATCACCTCATGACTCGGATGATGCCCGAGGTGCCATGCCGGAAACCTGATACTCGCCAACTCAGATTTTCCATGCCGTGGCGGAACGAGCAGCATCAGTCGCGGAGCCTTCTTGTCCGTAACATCCCTCGAAAACTGTTCCAAGCGACGACAAATGTCCTCGTGCACCCACCCGGCGTCATAACTCGGATGAAATTTTTTGGTAAAAAACAGCAAATTGCGGCGTGCGAGTACCCGCGCAGCTAATTCTTTGTTGAACGCTACCTCTTTCGAGCTACTCCTGGGTGCCGTCACTTATAACCTCGAAGTCTTCCACCTCAATAATCTCAGTCTCTGCCAATCTGAGCAGCTCCTCGTCGCTCATCGTCTCAAACTTGCTAAACAACCGCTTCGCTGAGACAGAAACATCGAGCTGCACCTTGGTGGGCTCGTAATAACCGCACATTTTCGCCACTTCTCGCCACCCGGCGATCTGCGTCATGGGCTCAGACATCAATTTCGCGTGCTCAATCGCCTCAAGCATGCCATCCATGACCTTCTTCTTGCTCATGTCAGACACTCTTTCGGCCCTTTTGAATTCTTTCTGGACCGCAGCGATGATGTTTGGCTTACGAGCGTACTCATACCCGGCCACTTTCGCATATGCGTAGCCGGCTGCTTCTGCAGCCTCTGGTGGAGCCATGCCTTTTGCCCGTGCAGCGACAAACTTCTTCTGCTGGGGACTCAGCTCGCGTGTACCGTCGTTCGGGACGTAATTCCGCTTCGCCATTTCAGACCTCGTAATCAGTCCCCTCATCATACACCAAAAATTTTGAGAAAAAATTTCGGACTTCGATCTTGGAAACCAAGAACTTAAGTATCTCTGAGCTAGGAAACAAAAAACTTTGAAAACTTTGTCTTTGTGGAGCTACGACACCCCCTCCCCTCTTCGCATCCGACCCACCCCGGTTCGGATTCGAGTTCGGGATCTCGATCCATTTTGGATCAGCGCACGTACGGCGTACCCACGTACACAGGAGATTTACCATGGCCATTATTCGTCACCACGCACGTAATAACACCACCACTGCCACCACGCTCAACATCGTTGAGCGTGCCACTGCAACCACGATCTCCAAGGTCCTGGAGCAAGCGTCCTTTGTTAAGGGCGTCTGGGACGTTAGGGACCAAACCGGTCAGGCGGCATACGACCGCGTGACCGCTTACCTGCTCGCGAAGAGCAAGTAAGTAGTAGCTCAGCCCCGCAGGGGGCTGAGTACTGTGCACCTAGGTACACAGTACTCAGATCCTTGCCCCGCAAGGATGGTTCCCAGGTAACTGGGTTTTTAGCACTAGGAGATTGTATGAACACATTGAAAGTAGTTGCTGTAACAACGCTGGCTTTGGCGCACTTCGGTGCTGCCATGGCTTTCGGTATCGCTGGTGATACCACAGCTGCCTTGGTGCAGCTGGCTGGCGCTGGGTTTTGGGCCATTTATGGCATGGCCTCGTAGCAATGTGACGAAAAACGTCACATTAGGTGACGAAAAACGTCACATGCGCGTGAGTTAAGCCGCGATAGGGCACTGAGAGCTGCGTGACAGGCAGCTCTAGGGGCAATGTCGCCCAATTTGAATGGAGATTCAAAATGACTGTTACTTTCATCGATTGGTGGTATTACCCCGTTCTGTGGAATGGGTTTGCGCCTGCTGGGGCAATGCCCCGTTGTTACATTCCTATTGATCAGTGGAGGTCATGATGCTGATTAAGTCTCGTACGCTGTATTTTGTACTGTGGGCTACGTTGCACTGGGTCCCTTGGTGGCCTAGGTTTGAGCATTACCGCGTTGGCATTGTTGCCGTACGTGGGTGCAGGCTGTTTGGCCTGTTGGTTCTGGATATGTAGTAGGGAGCCATGTGGCTCAAAGTCGAAGCCGAGCTAGTCTCGGCTTTTTTGTTGTTCTTTTTAGGAGATTGAAATGAAACACAATTACTTTGGCAAGTTGTTTTCCAACCTCGTGTTTGACGAAGTTGAGCTCAGTGGCTTCATTGAAGTTCCGCTTAAAAGTGGTACTTCGAAGCTGTATTTGAAGCACATTAGTTCTGATAAGAACGTGTTTAGTCTCGATGTTGAGACTGGTAAGAAGGTTCGTGGCAACGCCACTGTCACCTTGTTCCCTCAGCAGGATGAGAACCGGCATGACGGCGTCATGACTATGACGTGGCATAAGGATAATGGTCAGGATCTGACCTATGAGTTTTGCCTTAAGGTCAAGCTTTCCAAGGATGGGGAGACTGAGTTCTTCGATCTCATGCCCAAGCTCGACGAGCTTGAGCAGGCGGCTGCTAATGAGAGGTATATAGAGCTGCAGGCTAGGAAGGCTGCGACCAAGAAGCTTAACGCGTCAGAGCTTCGTACTCTGATGTTCAGTTAAGTAGTCTAGTCGAGGTCTAGCATGCCTGTTCCCCTCGCTCGTAGTCTGTCTTTGGAAGCGCGCTACGCGCTTCTGGAGCTTGAGAAAGAGAACAACCGACTCCTATGCCGTGCCTTAGCTGCTGAGCACGAAGCTGCGCAGCTACGGCGTAAGTTGGAGATGGTGGAAATCACGTCTCTGTGTATGAGAGATGTGAGTTTTGTAGTTGTGTGTAAAGGAGATTGTGATGAGTAATGTAGTTGTGATGATGACAGCCACTGGATGGCTGGGAGACAAATCCCAACACACGTGCATTCCGTGTGACTGTGCAAAAACAGCTCAGTATTGGGCTGATAAGTACAAAGAAGCTGGATGGGATCAAACCTGGGTCGGTGGCTGGACCCATGTTGTAACCATGTTTGACGTTGCAGTGCCCGTACTTTAACCAAACCGAATGGAGATTCGAAAAATGACCACTATCTATGGAAATCTGCTGGAAAACATGTCCGTTACAGACTCTTGGAACCGTGAGATTCCAATAAGTTGTGCTGATCCGCTGGACATCATGCTAGCTATGGAAGCCGTCGAAGACGACGAAGAGCGTAATGAGATGTACGAAATTCTGTTTACCACTCACTAAGGAGCCAATCATGGCGATCATCAGACATGCACGTAACCACCACGAAATCCAAGCCCAAGCACCTGCTACGGGCATGGGCATCATCGAACGCAAGTTCGCGGACGTTGTTGACAGCCTCAACCGCAAGGTTGGTGTTGTCGCTGGTACGCTGGAAGACGGCGTACGAGACGCATCCCGCCAAAAAGGCTACGACCTCGTAGTCGAGTACATGAAATCCAAAGGATTGGATATCCAAACCGCAACCGAAGGAGGTAACTAATCATGTCAGCAGATAACATTGACGGCAACATCCTCGAACTGACCAACTTCCGCAAGGAAAAAGACCGCATCATCAAGGCCGACAACCCGCAAGGGTTGATCAAAGGCATTGACCAGATCACCTACCGGTTCTGTCTGAACCGGCTGATCAGCGCCATGGCCTTCACATGCGTGGGCTACGGCAATAGCCAGCTCACGAAGAAGACCACGCTGGACGAAAACAAGGCCGAGATCGACTTCATCGACGGCCAGAACGTCAGCGACATTGAAGACTACCTCAATGACAAGTCTGACTATCATGACCACACCGAAGAAGTGGGATTCAGAGAACCTGAGAAAATCAAGCCCAGCGTATTCGGCGGATACAAGCACCTGATACGACTGGCCATCGCAGATAAGGCGATGTACGAGCGGTACCCGTTCACCGGTATCAACGGAGCTATCAAGTTCCTGCTTGAGTCAGCTCCGATGAACAACACCAATGAGCTTATCGAAGCTACTGATGAGTTCCTCACCACCGAGGAAGAGCAGTACGGCCTCGACACAGAGCTCATCTCGGAGCTGGAGAAAGCGGTGGTCGTTCAGGACAAGGAGCGCAGCACGAACACACTGCGTGAAAACGCTCCGAAGATCATGGAGATGGTCCAACAAGGTGACAAATGCACCTTCGAGGATGCGTGGCATGATCTACCTACGCTCAACCAGTTCAAGATCCTCAAGGACTTGATGCTGGTGATCACCAAGAGCATCGCTCGCAAAAAGCTGTATGCGAAACGGAACATCCGCAACGCTGCAGACAACAGCGGAGCGGAACACGAGGCGCTGTGCCAAGCGTACGCACGCCTCAAGGAGCAGGTTGACGAGATGCGCACCAGTTACGGCAAAGCCGTAATCGACGAAGCATTCGACAACTTCGTCCTGGCCGATAAGTACGCCTGATCATGGACATGCTCGTCGGACTGGCGGGCATGGGCCTGATCGCTGCAGTAGGTCTGCTCATCCTGATGGGCAACCTACCGTACCGACTGCGCATATGGCTGCTAAACCATATGCTCATCCCCGACACGCTCATGACAGTGCTGCTATTCTGGATGCACTGGGGCACATTCTCAGGGATGGCCATGGCCACAATGGGCGCACTCGGAGCATCTGCCATGCTCAGAGTGATGAAGCTCTGGTATCAAACAAAGGAGCAAGTTGAGTGGGCTGACTAATCTCCTCTCTCCGGCCTCAGAGAAGTCCACACGAGGCCACCAATAATGTATGACTATAGTACTTATGTACTAGATATGCGCACATCTTCATAGTACATCTGTACTATAAAATAGGTTAAATAAAAAAAGTTGAAAATCCAAATCAATTTTGAGAAAGCGTAAATGTGTAAACCTAGTACATATGTACTAATTTTATAGTACGTATGTACTACTCAATCGTTGAACAACTGCTTAAAAAATAGGCAAAAACACTTCAAAAACAGCGTTTCGGTTTTAAATTAAGTTCAAAATAAGTGTAAATTGTGTAAATCTGTAAAGATTCATGGAAAAATCTCCACACTGACACTTAAAAACACCATTCTGTGGACGTTTCTGAAAACCCACCAACCCAGACCCTACCTAGGTTCCCACCCTCTCTTTACACTTTTACACTATTTTCTTATTTATACTAATAAGTAGAAGTATATATATACATAAAACATATACATGTCATTCCTAGCCTGGAATAGGCCCCCCCGAAAAAGCGTATTTCTGTAATAACCGCTCTGTGCTACCCTCCCTCCCCTCAAAAAACTACGGGGTTACACGTATGGACATGTACTTCCTCGGCGCTGATATGCGCCTCACAAAGCGCTTCACCATCTCAAGTAAGACCAGCTACCCCAACGCGTATGAGTTCACGAGCTACCTCGAGAAGATCAACACCATTGAAGATCTGTACACACAGATCAACGCACATGCAGTTCAAGGCCATTGCCTGCTCAAGGGTGTATTGACCAGACCGCTAGTTAAGGAATCACGTGCAGGAACCACAACGCCTCTGACAACCACTAGCTGGGCTTGCCTCGACTTTGATGGGTTACCCAAGGGTGTATCAATTGAGTCGATTCTAGACATGTTTCCTGGCTTTGAAGGGGTGGATTACGTCATTCAGTACTCAGCCTCTCACGGCATAATGGGCCAGAGCGACAAAACCAAGGCGCATGTCTTCATCTTATTCGACTCGCCAGTGAATCCGGCGCTGTTGAAGCACATGTTTGCTCAACTGAACGTGCAGATCGAAGCATTGAAGCTGAGCTTGGGCCTGACCAAGAGCCAGATGGCGCTTAGTTACATCCTCGACCCAACCGTAGCGCAGAATGACAAGCTGATTTACATCGCACCTCCTGAGTGCACACCACCCTCACTTGACACACTCTCCACCAGAATCCTGCTGGTCAAGCGCACCAAGCGCTACGCGACATTCTTCGTAACAGCTCTACTCCCACCTGAAGCGCTCAAGACACAGGTAGAGCAGCGTATCAACGAGCTGCGTGTGGCCTCAGGCCTTGAGACACGCAAGAAGTTTGTGTATCGCACCGATACAGAATCTGGTGTTCAGTTCATGTCCAAGCCAGACAAAGGCATCGTCACTGATACCAAGCTCGAGCGAGGATTCGCATACCTCAACCTCAACGGAGGTGATTCCTTCGCGTATTACCACCCTGAAGACAACCCGACCTACCTCTACAACTTTAAGTCAGAGCCGGTGTACAAGCTCAGCGAGATAGCACCTGAGTATTTCGTCATAGCCAAGGCGCACGCGGCTGCTCTCAAGAAGGCGGCGATTCAATCGCCCTTGACGGCGATAGCAGGTGCCACTCAGAATCTGTACTTCGTGTTTCGTGACATGAAGTCATCTCTCTACTACAACGGCATTTACAACCAAGCTACTCAGACATGGAACCTCGCACGTGCCACAAGCGAGAAAATGCTGGCTGATTTCATGACTCAGTATGGACAACCAGCCCCGGACATCATCCCAATCTGGGACCTCGTGTTTGACCCTCAGCTAGCCCCTCTGGACGTCGCACAGCGCAAGATCAACCTCTACACTGAGTCACCCTACATGAAAGCGGCTAAGGCGCGTAAAACACCTCCTGGTGACTTCTCTACGATCAAGAAAGTCATCTGGTCAGTAGTAGGATCTGATCAGGTTACATACGAGCACTTCATCAACTGGCTAGCGTTCATCATCCAGAAAAAGAACCGCACTCAGACAGCGTGGCTCTTCCAAGGTGTGCACGGCACAGGCAAGGGCACACTGATCCACCGCATACTGCGGCCACTGCTAGGTGAGCAGAACACAGCGTACCTTGAGATGAATCAGTTGGAAGACCGCTTCAACGAACGCATGGAGAACTCACTGTTGACATTCATCGACGAGATGAGCATCGAAGACCTCGAGCATGGTTCAAAAATACTAGCCACGCTCAAGACAATGATCACTGAGCCCATGCTCACCATCCGAAAAATGCGCGCAGCTGGGTACTTGGTGAATAACTTCAACAACTACGTGCTGTGCTCCAACAGCAACAAGCAGGTCACCATCGAGGGCACTGACAGGCGGTACAACGTAGGTCTCTTCCAGACCACCCCTATCAAGCTGTCTGACGAAGAGGTAGATGAGCTGATTCCAGCTGAGCTCGAGAGTTTCACTCAGTTTCTCCAGCAGTACCCGCTCAACGAAGCCAAAGCGCGCCGCGTGCTGGAGAATACGGCACGTCGCGACATCAAGGATGCCTCGCTGACGTCTATCGACAAGATCAGCAAGAACATCATTGATGGTGATCTGGAGGAGCTGCACTCTTACATCGTG